AATATCGTGAGCGTAAGCATCAATCTCATCAATATCAGCTAAGTATAATCTTGTATCATCATAATCATCTTCATGATGAAATTTAACCGATCCTTTTTCCCTGTTCAATTTTATACGTTTATGCCATTGCATTTGATGAATAGCTTCATGCTGGCATACCTGGGAAATAGCAAACTTAATATTATTCCAATTACTATCGTTAATAATAAATGTTTTAGTTCGTTTAGGAAAGTTTAATATGATAAATTTTTTATCTTTTTCAATATCATATAAACCAGCTACGGAGAAATCTGAACGTATAAACTCTCTCTGTAACTCGTAAGAAAACCGAAAAAGTTCGGGTTTCTTAAACGCTCCATTTAATATCTTAATGATATTAATATAGGGGTGCTTTCCATATAACTTATACTTCTTAGACTCTAGTGTAGAGTCAATAAGCGTAGATAGATGCATAACTCACCTCCTACGCTTATTTATGTCTAGAATCTTATACTAGAAAAGTCCTTACCGGATTTCAACCGCTTTTTAAAATCCATTACATCTTCCTGATTATCACTACCGGAATCCGTTAAATCGGCTTGAGCTGTATTTTCAAGATTATATAACCTCATCTTAGATCTATCAATACCGACCATAAATCGCTTATGCATCGTTGGATCATTATAGCGATTTTTAAGCTGTTTAATCATAACTTGATTAAGCTGTTCTAATTCTTCGGTACTAATAATGGCAAACATAAAGTCCGCAGTAGCAGGTAATCCAAAAGATTCTGAAGTATCCGTCAATTCTACATCCGTATTCGAGTAACCCGATCTAGTAGTCTGCGTTGCCGATACAATAGGTACATTATGCTCTACCGCCAGCCCTCTTAATTCCTCAGCAATAGCCTTTACATACGTGTAAGAATTAATATTATTACCTGCTTTAAATCTAGAAGAAGCACAGATATTCAAATAATCCACAAAAATAATATCGGGTCTAAATGTGCGTTTCAGAGCAAGTTCGGATAACAAAGATTTGAAATGACCGGCATGCACCGAGGCAGTCGGGTATTCCTTGATAATTAACTTACCGTGTACCTTTGATGCTACCTTTTTCAGTCGATTTTCAAACATCGATTTAGGTAGATCTTTTAACTGCGTAATATCTACGTTAAGTAAATTTGCATCAATACGCTCGGCAATACGCTCTTCTGCCATCTCCATAGTAATATAGAGGACATTTTTTCCCTGTGAAATAGCACTAGCTGCCATATGGCACATAAAAAGAGACTTACCAACCCCGGTACCAGCAAGAGCAATATTCAGAGTTTTATTAGGTAAGCCACCCTGGGTAATCTTATTTAATAGATCGATGTCGAACGGAATTCGAGACTCAACGCGATGGTAGAATTCATAACGAGAGTCAGAATCATCGAAGTAATCATGTCCTACAGATCGGTCGAAACTTACACCTAAGGCATCTTGTAGTAAAGACGGTATGCTATCCTTAGTAAACTTTTTATCTTTTTCTTCAAGAATACCGATAGAAGTCAAGATAGCATTATATACAGCTTTGTCCTTGCAAAACCTCTCAGTTTCATCAATTAACCACTGATCATTTACCGGGTCACTTGCTACTAGTAGCTTGAGATTATCATTCGTATCCTTGAAAACTTGTTCAGGTTCGTTAGAATTTTGAAGGGCGATCTCAAGAATTTCTACCGTAGGTGGTTTATTATACTTCGTAACAAAATCGGTAATTAGTTTGTAAATGATCTTATCCGAGGTATCCGTGAAGTATTCACCTTTTAAGAAAGGAAATACCTTACGCATATAATCTTCATTATGGATTAGATTCTTGAGGATCGTTTGTTCGATTCTGTTCATCACGTTCAATACTAATAGCTTCAAGTAAAATGTCGTTAAGAATTACCCCCATAACTTCTTCGAAATTGTGAGAAGAAGTATCGGAATCAGTAATTGTATCAGGTTTACTGATTACCGAGTAATCAACATCTAAACTATCCTCTTTTGTCTTAGAGAATTCAACCGAATTAATCTGTACAGCAACGTCACTAAAAGGACCACTAAGAATACGTACACCCCAGCCGTCCTTTAGCACCCATGGTGAATATAATTCATTCTTCAGCATTTGCAAACTCCTCTTCAATAGCTTCACTCGTTAACTCACTAGCCATTAGGTCAGAGCTAGAGATACGATAGGTGGATTCAATATAAGATTGGAACTCTTTTGACGATAGAATAGGCAACCAGAACTCCTTAGTGTAAGTATCTTTCTGCCTATACTTCTGTTCTTCGTCCTTACGAGCATACCAACCGTTAGATGGCTTATACACAAAACCACCTTGAAGGGCGACATCTAGAAGACCGGACCACTTACTAATACCGCCCTCAAAAGATACTTCTACGGGGATCTTAGACTTCTCCCGTACATGACGAGACTTTTCAACATTAATAATAAAGTTATAACCGGTAAGTTCTGTTCCGTCTTTTTCTTGCTGACGACCAATGATGTAAATATTATCAGCTGAATAATATACACCAGTGCCCCCGGACACAATATCCTTAGGGTACATACCGATTTCCTTGTACGTATGATTAACGACAATCATCGGTATATCTTTTAAAGTCAAATGTGGGGTAACCATACGGAAAAGTGACTTAAGCTGCTTTGCTCTAGACATATCAGCAACCGACTTACCGTCAAGCGCATCTTCAACTTCTTTACGAGATGCTAGATTACCGACAGAATCCACAATAACAATGACATGCTCCCCGCGCTCAATATTGCTAAGCTGAGCCATAGCATCATGCTTAAGCTGTTCAATATCAGTAATCGGGGTGTGAATGACTCTTTCGGTATCAATACCAAACGAATTAAAATAGGACTGAGGAGAGCCAAATTCAGAATCGTAAAAAAGAACCACAGAGTCACTATACTTCTCCATGTATGATTTTGCAAGTAACAATGCAAAGGCGGTCTTGAAGTGCTTGGAAGGCCCGGCAAATACCGTCAAGCCAGGCACCAAACCCCCATCCAATCTTCCCGATAGCGCTACGTTAATCATAGGTACCGGGGTTTGAATGACATCCTTAGCATTAAAGAACTTTGAATTTGCTAGAATAGCTGTATCTTTAATCGTAGAATTCTTCTTCAATTTTTCAAGTAATGACATATTATGCTCCTATACTCATATTATATACTAGATTTCTAGCACCAGCTAGTCTTCGCTTCACCATAATATTCTCTAGCTAAACCCTTTTCAATTAAAAGATGTCTAAGACTCTGTCCGTCTACGAAAACATCTCCAAGTACACGTCCCCCGTACTTATCCCATTCTATAAGTAAAATTTGTAAGCGTTTAGCTGTGTTAATTTTTTTCTGCGTGAAAGCGGTTGCTAATTGACTGCGCTTATCTTCCTCAATGCACTTCGCACGAAATCCTTTTTCAGGAGTATCTACACCAAAAATTCTAATCGAAAGTTCTTTTTTAAGAGGGTCGGGTAACCAAGGAGCGGCAAACGCTACTGTATCCCCGTCTATTACACGTAAAATAACTACATCGTACATCACACCTGGTTTCTGTTTTTGCGAAGCAACAGGTTGTGAAAATACTACTAATAATAGTAAAGTAAGAATAAATCTCATGCAAATAATCCCTCTAGTGAAGCTTCTTCCCTTAACTGCCACCCTATACAACTGAGTAATGAATTTAACGGTTCTATAAAAGACTTTTCGAACATTGTTTCATAATCAATATATGCTCTAAGATTAAATTCTTTAGGTAACTCACCGTTAAATGAGATAAAAACTTTATCTTATCACCTTCCTGAATTGGCTGATACAACTTATCCAATTTTTTTGTTGTAATTAGATGATTATATATCAAAGCACCGCGCACATGGATAGGGGTACCTTTTCTAAAAATAGAGTTGGAATCACTGTACTCACCAATACCATTCACACCGCGCGGGAACGCAATATCTTCGGGGTCTAGTGCTAACCATTTCGATTCTAATTCTGCCACATACTTCTTAATACTACTCTCATCCTTAGTAAGAGCAATAGTGACGGCTTCTTTAAGCGCTTTTCTTACAGGAGCAGGTGTTGACGATCTAACAATCTCCATACCCAACACTTTGAGTTTAGGAGGGTCATACTGTACCCCCTCGGCATTATGTACGTTTAATGCATAACGCTTCTTTGCAATCCAGATACCTCTATCGGCAATCACTTCGCGTTTAAATTTAATTTTCTGCGTAAATACATTAAGATAATCCGCCAGACTCTCACACGCCGAATTTATAGTCGGTTCAATATCGTTCATACACATTGAATCAATACGACTAACGAT